ACGCTTTTCACCTACAATTGCATACTGATCATCTTCAAACATTTCCTTGGTGATAATAAAACCCAGTGCATACGTTGCATGAATGTACCGAGTGATAAAACCTTGCTGTTCGATATCATATGCAATCGATTGGCCTTCAGGCTTGACCTGTGCCAGACCATACGAAGAAATACCTACGTCTTCTTCATAAGCCTTTACAGATTGATACTTATCAAACAGTTTATCATACACCGTAGGAAATTCGGCATATGCCTTACCCCACCAAGCATTTACGCCCGGCCAAAGAGCCTTTGTAAAACTACCAGTATTAATTACACCAGACATTATCTAACTCCCAGATTAATTATTAAACGCCAGTAGCGCCAAAGGCGAACTGATGCTTGTTAAACATTACTTCTACACGGCCATACTGACTGGTCGGATCATTGTCGGCACGAGGCACAAAACGGTGAATAGACAGCATGAGAGTATTTGTAGTGGCCTTAGTCGAACTATCCAACTGGAAACTAGAAACACCAGTGGCAGTCGAACCTGCGGCAATTACAGGAGAAGCATTCAAACCTGCATCAGTAATGGCAGTAGCACCATTTGTTTGGGTTTCAAAGATAACATCGGGCGAATCAACAACATATGCATATTGTGCAGTTGAAGCAGCTCGATATCTAATGTTCAGGTTTTGTGGGTTGAAAGAGAAACCCATCACAACACCAACAGGAACATCAGTAGCAGCAGTGATCGTAGTTACGGCAGGGATACCATTGGCATCCGAAAGACCAGTAAGCTTTACAATATCACCGATAAAGCAGTTAGTAGCATCCGAAGCCAGCATCGCATACTGCGTCATTTGACCAGAATACGGAGCACCAGAATTATGACGAACGGCCCGAAAGCCATTCACCCGCGAAATATTAGCCATATAATCTCCAAAAATTATGCATTGGAGGGGCTATTGGATATTCCTTTAAGACTTAATCTCAAGTTTACCCCCGTAGAATCCCTCACCAGCATTAGAAGTTTTATTTTTGAGGGCAGCATCAGTGGCTTTCAATTTTTCCAACTTCTTCCGTTGATCTTCTTCATACAGGTCTTTAGGAATGCGCAGAAGCACGCCCTTAATACCCCGACCAACAGACTTAGTTACAATTGAACCCAACGAAGTACCCTCCCCAGCCTTGTCATCACCGATACCAAGATCGGAACGCACGACTTCGTACCCAGCATCCTTGAAGATAGAAACACGATCTTCTTTGTCATTTACAAGGCGATATTCATATCCATTGTCCTTGCCTTTAAAAGAAATCACGCTACGTTCATGTACTGGAATCCTCTCCGGACGATTTCTTACTCTTTCTTGAGCCATAACTATTCTCCTAATACCTTAAAGGTTAGCCACGAAGACGCTTAATGTCTTCCAAGTATTTCTCTTTCGTAACAATGCCCTTTCGTACAAATGCATCCATTGCACGACGTTCATCTGTCGTTAAGAAAGAGTCATCCAACTTCCCCTTTGAACCAGTGCCAGAAGCACTAGAACCATCCACTGCCGAGGGGCGATTTGCCTTAAACAGTTGGGGATGCAACTTACGAACCCTACCTTCTACATACTTAAGAAGGTCTTCGTAATCTGCGTCTGGGTGTTCAGCACGGTAGCGGATACCAATTGCATCTGCATCAGCAGTAGCTTCTTTATCAGATTGATACCAAGCATTTCGTTTAGTAAACGAGATAAATGAAGGATCAAGTTCATTTGTACCTGCTTGAGTAGCTTCCTTGGTTTCTTGTTTAAACTCTTGGAACTTCTCAGCTACTTGACGTTCTTGATCTTCCAACTGAAAGACTTTATCTACATCACCAGCGACGAGCGCTTCCTTACGTTGACTCTTAAGAAAAGTAATTGCCCGTTGAAATTCATTTTCACGTACCTTATTGTAATGCCCCACAAGCATTTGCATAGTACGTTCTGTTTCCTTGTTCTTCTTACTCAGGGTTTTGATCTTATCAATCAATTCACCCCGACGAAGAAATTCACCTGCATCTACCCATTCATGAGTAGCATCACCATCAAATTCTTCCTTTGGACGCCAACCAGCACTTCGTGCTCGCTGTTCAATGTCAGAATATTGGTTTTCTGTTGGGTTACTATCAAGAATTTGTTGTTGCTGAGCATCTAGCTCAGTACGTTGTTGCTGGAAATCAGTAGTCATTCAGAGTCTCTCCCTAGAATATCTTTATCATTCAATAGAACGTATTCTACACCAGTGTTTGGATCAGCAAAAAGAGTACCGGCATATTTCGCATACATTACTCGCTCACCAACTTTGGCCCAACTATCACCAGTGGAAATATCTTTCCATGCCTGTGGGCCAACTGCTTTCAAAGTACCAAAAGTACCCGCAGCCTTTTCCTTTTTTGTGTCTATCTGTAGGATAATCCCAGCTTCAGTTTTAGTTTCAACTGGATCAGGTTCTACAATTACATGATACCCAGTTGGATTAAGCATTGTCATTTCCCTCCACAAACAACCCAAAATCAGCAGATTTAAGAGCAAAAAGAGCTTGGACAAGAGTCTTGGCAGCTCCAAGAGCTTCTGAGTTCAATTGAATAGTTCCTTCTGCATTCTCATGAGTATATGCACCATTTAGCCAATTATCTTGATACTCAGTGATTGCATTTTCAAGATATTTGATATATGTGCGGGTTGCTTCGTGGGATAGCCACTGTTGGAATTCAGACTTATTCATTTAGATTTTGTGCCTCCTGTTTGGCTTGTAACGCTGCTGCGGCTTGCTTTTGCCGCCCTAGAACATCTACCAACTTCAACATATTTTGTTGTTGTTGAGCAGACTGTTGTTGTTGAGCTTGTTGTTGAGTATCTTGTACTTGTTGGTCATGTTGCATACTCTGCGTGGCCACATCGTGCAATTTAGAGAATGCATCCAACTGTGCCTGAAACTCAGCAAGAGATTGGCCATGCCCTTCAGTATCTGCCTTTGCAGTATTTAGCATTGCAGTACTTTGAGCTACAAGTTTTTGAGCCTGTGCAGTGATCATCTTAATCATTGCATCTTGATTTGCCCACTTGTCTTTCAATTGCAACTCTTGTTGTTTCAGTTGAATTTCTGGATTTGGTTGTGGTGGTGGTACTTGCATCAATTGTTGAATATTTGGAATATTTGAAGCTTCCAAAAGATTCTGTACAGCTACTTGAGGATTAATTTGCCCCGTAGGAATCAAATTCATAATCATCTGAGCCTGTGACAATCTTGCGCTGTCTGTAGCTACATTTGGATCTGCCGCAGGAATAACTCTAAAATCAGCGGACTTATAATCATTGACTTGAATATATGGAGGCTTTTGTGTACCCAGCATTTGCCACTCTGCATCTGCTCCCAAGTATTGCTTATTAATTTCAAATAGCTTATTAAATTCTTCTGCAAGGGCGCGATACAATCTCTTATAGATAGCTGTAAATACTTTCTGCCCTTCTTCCACTGCGGTAGTTGTCGTAGTGGCTGGAGTATTTTGGCCGGGCATCTTACCGACCATAATATCAGAAACAGTAGAAAGTTCTTTTGCAGCGGAGATTAGCAGTTCCAACAATTGGAAAAGAACACCACTTGGTTCACGAACTGGCATTGGGAAAATCCCTTGTTTAAGGTCATTTCCAGTTGCATTTACTACTTTCCACTCACCGGGTCGGAAAGAAACTGAACCACCCTTCATTCTAATACCACGGGACAAGAACCCAGATTGAAGATTACTTAAAGTCCCCGCATCAATCAACTGATTCAAAAGGGTATTAGCACCCTCATTGATAGTCCCTAACAGCAAACCAAAACCAAGGTCATAGAAACCACCATCTGGATTTGGAATAAAAGTGAATTTAGTAAAGTATTTCGTAGGTTTAATCCGAATGATTTTGCCATCATCAGTGCGGTCAATATCTTCCGGAGTAAATCTAGCAACAATACGTAGTACCTTTTTGGAATTATAATCCACAGTAACTACATATGGTTCTTCATATCCATCATCATCAAGATCAAAGAAGCAATGCTGCTCAAGGAGCATGTAAGGAATGTCTTCAATTTCTTGAGGTGGTGAAAGATCATATTTCCCTACATTGTGATCTGCATCCATCATTGAAGTAAGATGGGGATCGCCCAAATCTACATCACAATAAATCCCTGCAACTTTACGGGAATGAATATCGTTTTTGTATTTGTAAAGAATATGAGTAATTCTTTTTGCATCATCAAAAGATTTTGTATAGTAATTAACTACCAAATCCTTTGCACCCACAAGATCACTTACATTTCGATTGGAGAAAGTTGAGTAGTATGTCTTTTTAAATGCACAACCAACAATGGACATTTGCAAAAGCATTCTATCCATATCATCTTCCCAAGCATCCATTTCCTCTAGAATTTGATAGGTCATATGTTTTGCTATACGAGTACCCTGCTCAGTTTTAGTGCCATCAGGATCATCGCCAATAACTTTGCCTTTTACAATAGTACCAGCAGAGTTAAGCAAACTTGGATATGCACGAGCAGCAAATTGAAGTGCTGCAATAGTAATGAGAGGATACTTTACATTAGAGGCACCTGCCCAAGGAAATGACTTATCTTCCCGGATTTGCAGTGCCATTTTCATCCATTCAGCAGAGCGTTCAGTCCATTCATTTCTGGATTCTTCATCTGCCTCATATCCATTGACTACAGTATCACCAATCTCCAGTAACTTTTCTGCATCAAGAGATTCGGCAATGTTCACCGAATTTAAAACAGCATTCAAATCCATGAGTGTCCTTTGTTAGTAGCCAGTGTATCTGTTTCTTCCGCCATCGTAGTATGCGGACTCAGCCATTTCTTCTTCATACTCTTCATCTTCATCCTCTTGTGGAGTGTTAGCTTCAACTAATTTATCAAGCATCAAACCTAACCATGCCATTGCATCTACTTGGTCATCATGTAAATCTCTTGGAAATCTGACCATTTCATTCTCAAGAGTTTGAAACCAATCCTCAGATTTTTGAAATTTAACTGACTTAGCTCTCATACGAGCTTGAATTGATCTTGCTCTGGTTTGTTTATCTTTACTTGGAACAAGTTCACAAATAGTTAGGAACACACCTTGTTTGATCATTTCTTGCTTCAGAAAAGGGCCAATTGCTTTTTGAATTGCTCCAGATTCTATTCCAACCATCTGTGGGTCGTAAACTCTCTGAAGTTGCAAGAGGGTGTCAACAATTTCCAAAGCATCAAAACGCTCCCGGATAACATCGACAATGTGAAGAATACCATCAGAGTCAACTCCACCGACAACA